CTAACGAACCAGCCAGACCAGCATCAGGATAATCGCGACTAACAGTATCCACAGCGCGGGACGCGTTGCCATATTTTGCAACGTGTCCATCATCGGTGGAAAAGGATTAAGCAGCGGTTGCATATCACGCGGATCAATCCCTTTAACCCGCCGTTGATAAAGCTGATTAAGAATATCCTCGGCCTGGGCAGAAGAAAGCGATGATTGCGCAGAAAGGCCATATTTTTGCTGGATATATGCCGATAACGCCGCCAGTTCACTGGCATCTAAAGGTTGTTTTAGCGCCATCTGTAGTGATTCCAGCGTCGGCGTATTTTGCTGGCTTAACGTCTGGCGCGCCTGCAACCAGGTCACCAGATGGTTAAACAGTTTCGCTGGAATTAACTCGCCATCTTTCACCCCGGAAAGTTCCAGCATCGATTGCCAGATCTGTTTGCTGGGTTCCCCCGTTGCCGCCGCAAGTTTGGTCACCAGCTGTTTTAGCGCATTGTGCTCCGCCGGTAATAAAGGACGGTCGGTCGCCTCGCGCTGCTGTGGTTGCGGAATAACCATCTTCCCTTCCTGCAACAGGGTGAGAATGGTTTTTAATTGCTCCGGTGAGAGCTGATTCAGCGGCGTCTGACCAAAGTTATGACGGATATAATCCGTGACCGCCTGACGATTATTCCCCAGACGTAAATACTCCCCTAATTGCGCTAAAAGCTGGCGGGCAGAATGGCTTTTTTGCGCGGCCAGCAGACGTTGCGCCAGATTATGCTCAGCGGCAGGGAAGTGACGCGAAAGCAGCGGTGAATCTCCCGACAGACCAATATCGTGCCTGATACCCGCCCACAGTTCTGCTCTTTGTTGTTGCGTCAGTGAGGTCACTTTCGTCATTAAGCTTTCCAGCGAAGTACGTTGCTGACTGGATAAAGGCTGATTGCCCGCGCCAGACGGCAGGTTATCTCCCTGACCTGGTGGTTGCCCAGGAGGAGGGCCGGAAATAGGTTGTATCATTACGTATCCTTATACCTGAAATCTTCGCAAGTATGCCTGGCCGCGAGATTATGGCACACTTGTCCGGTTAACTCTCGTCTCATACAGGTAACACAAACGTGAAAATCCTTGTTGATGAAAAAAACAAAGATTTAATTTATTGATATAAAAGGATTTGTATCAGCGTATGTCCACGCGGTGACCACATTTTCGAGAGGTAGAGTAAGCCCGCAACATTGCGGGCTTTGTCTTATGGTTCGATCGCCGTTTTGAGACGTTGTGTTGCTACATCAAAATAATGATCACTGGTTTCTATACCAATAAATTTGCGTCCTGCTTTCAGTGCAGCCACACCCGTTGTCCCTGACCCCATAAAAGGATCAAGGACTGTTCCACCACTATTCGCAGTCCTGACCAGCTCTGCCATAAGTTCTTCTGGCTTTCCGGTCGGGTGCATTTTCTTTGACGGGATAACCGGGAACGTCATGCAGCCGTCGAACGGACCTGAAGGCGATTTATCTAAATGGCCTTTGCTGCCCCAGACGATGTATTCACACTGATGCCGGAAATACCCCGTATGGGGTGTTCGTGACCCCCTTCCTTTGTTCCACACAATGATTCCACGCCATGTAAAACCGCTGGCCTGAAACGCATCGGTTAAAGCTGGTAGTTGTCGCCAGTCAGTAAATACCAGGGCATAACCGCCCGGTCTGACCGCGCGGTGTGCCTGTGCCATCCATAATTGTGTCCAGTAAGCCCACGAACGGGCGTCCATGTTTTCACCCGCGAACCCATCAAAGCGGTGAAGGTTCCCGCCGTTCAGATATTTTGCATGGCTGCCCTGGTTGGTGCGTCCGGCCTTGTGTGTCGCACCCGAACTGTAAGGCGGGTCAGTGATTAAAGCATCAATGCTTTCTGGCTCAATCAGCGGCAATATTTCCAGCGCATTCCCACGACAGAGCGTGGCATTGTCAGTCTGATAAACCTTAGTGTGTTCCGGTGTATGTGCTGGTTGGTGCTGGATTGCGATCCCCACGGTCATAACTCCTCATGTGTGTGGGGTGCTCGATGGCTCTCGTTATCTGGTTAAGTGTTTTGCAGCGCGGACATTTTATTTCAATGTAGTGAAATGAGGCGCGGGCAAGTAGTTTGTTGCAATTTTTGCATCGTACATTTTGCGTCATTTGCGGCACCTCTTGTGTGGTTACTGCTGCCGATATGATAGCAAATCGATCGTTTTTATCGATCGGATTTATTGCATCGATCTGTTATGTCTATTGCTCATGGATGGGGATACCAAAAAGAAAACCCGCAGTTTTTACGCTGCGGGCTTGTTGTTCATGTCTGTGAGATAGGGTGCCTTATCGACCTTACCCTGACAACCGATTGACGGGGGATTGCTCCCCCGTCGCGGTTTCCTTACTGCTTACACTGTAAGAACGCCGCAAACTCCGCTCCCCAGAAGCTCATCCGTATTTCGCATAGCGAACCGTGCAGCATCCAGATGATGAGGATTGCCGTCACGCAGAACGTGATGGCCGTAAGCGATTTTTGCGACATAGCACTTGCTCCTTTTCCGGAGAGGCGCTAACCTTTCACTTGTCAAGGTAATGCGGTTAGGGCCTCGGTTAAACAGAGATGTTTTCCGGGGCCTTTCCACATCTGGCCTTCGGGTATTCCCTCCGACCATCAGCCGAAAGGCACCCGCGCGTAATCTATCGCTTTTTTGTTACTCCGGCAATTCTGCCTGTTAATTCTGAGGTAAAGGCAAACTCATCTGATTGTTTCCCCTGTGTGAAGCTGGCAGATCATGCCATGGGATACCTTCTGATGAGTGAACGCCGGAGGCGTGTTTCGATGTAAATTTATGTAAAGCTTCCAGTGTTGAGAAGCATACGCCGCATTCCAGGTTGTTACACTGGTAATACTTTTGCCGCACGGTGTTTGAATCATTTTCCGGACGACTGGTGCGGATACGGGCAGATGCGCCACAAAGCGGACAACGGAACATAGCGACCTCCCTTAACGTGGTGCTGTCGCTATTCTAAGTTCCTCACTCTGTTTCCGCTATCCATTCCGGGATTTTTGCCTCAAGCTCAAGCTGTGTGGTAAAGCCACTGTTATCAATGGTGTGCTCGGCTTTTGCAATAATCCAGTCCTGATTATCAATCTCGCTTTTAAATCCTGTTACCGTGCCATGCATTTCGGGGTAGAGTTCTGCACGTCCACGCGCCAGCGTGATGGAAAATGATGCGGCTCCGCGTTGTAGTTGCTGCCACTTTGCCGCCGCTGCGCGTCTTGCTGCCTGCTCGTTCTGATAAGTCTTGCGTAACACAAACACATTGCCTTCCGCGCCTTCCATATAATCACCTTCACGGCTGCTGCTTTTCTCCTTTTTGGGTTTTGGCGGTTTGCGGCGTTTCACGCTGACTTTTTTCTTTTTCCCGTAATTAAGATCAAGCCAGTAAGCGCGTACCCCCGTATACGCCTCGCGGTCAGCAATGCGGAACTGATGGCGATCGCCGCTGCTGCGTGTGATGGCGAACGAGGGCAACGGCTGGCCCTGTGCGTTCACGCCACCGCCGGGCATGATGAATAACAGATTACCGCTTTTTACCGTGGTGATTGCGCCCAGCATTTCCGCCATGCGCGTAAGGAAGGACATGTCGCTTTCTTCAGTCTGGTCGGCGTGGTCGATTTCGATATCCATCAGCATTTCGCTGATTTGCGGTTTCAGACCATACCGATGAGCGATGGCGGATACCACACGCTCAATGGTCACATCATGCCAGGACACCTCACGTTTAACGTTAAATTCATCCCGAAAATCTGCGCTTCTGGCTGAAACAGTCAGCCTGTCCGGCGGTCCTTCGTGAGCGATTTCATCAACAATGTAAGTGCCTTTTTCTGTCAGCGGTTCTCCTTTCCAGCCAATGAGAACCGTCAGGCGCGCGCCCCGTGGCGGTAGCTGCAACTGACCATCCGCATCATCCAGCGTGATGGTGAGCTGGTCCGCCTCAAATCCCCGGTTGTCGGTCAGTGACAGGCTCATCAGGCGCTCGGCCACGCCTGACAGCGTTTTACCCTCCGCGAGAATATCAAAATCCGGCATTTTCACGGGGTCTGTGCCCTGACTGAGCAATTGCATGGTGGTATCGGTCATCTGTTCCCTCCCTGTGCGGCATGGTCGCATGTGCGTGCGGAGGGGGTTACTGCTTTTTGTTGTCGCCGTGGCGGGAGAACGGCGCAGGGGTGAGATTACGCGCGTGGTGGGTGATGATTGTTGCCGAATCATTTAACGGATACAAGGGGCTGAAGCTATGAGTGAAACTCGTTTTCATGGTGCCCGTGTTACGGAAAATACCGACCTGGTAACAGCGATTAACGATGTTGATTCCAGTGTTATCGGTATCGTGGCAACGGCGGATGATGCGGACGCGGAGCTGTTCCCGCTGAACAAGCCCACACTGCTGACCCGCGTCAATGACGTGCTGGGAAAATGCGGAACAACGGGGACGCTTTATCGTGCGCTTAAGGCCATCGCAGACCAGGTGAGCACAAAGGTGATCGTCGTTCGCGTGGCTGAACACAAAGAAGAAGACGGAAAAACGCAGGATCAACTGGTTATCGGTGGTTCTGAATCTGACGGCAGCTATACGGGGATGTATGCGCTGCTTGTTGCAGAGCAGGATGAAAGCATCGGATACCGTCCGCGTATTCTGGCCGCGCCGGAGCTGGACACGGAGGCGGTAACAAAATCCCTGTGCGTGATTGCAGGTAAACTGCGCGCGTTTGTGTATGCCTCATGTCACGGCTGTAACACGATGGCTGAGGCGATTACCTACCGCCAGAAATTCAACGAACGTGAGGTGATGCTCTTATGGCCGGACTTCATCGCCTACAACCCGAAAAGTGGCAAAAACGAAACGTTCCCCGCGCCTGCCTATGCGTGCGGCCTTCGTGCGTACATTGACCATGAGCAGGGATGGCACAAATCACTGTCCAACGTTCCGGTTAAAAATGTGCTGGGGATGTCGAGGCATGTGTTCTGGTCGTTGCAGGCCGAAGACAGCGATGCCAACAGCCTCAACAACAAAGAAATCACGACCATTATTCGTCGCAACGGGTTCCGCTTCTGGGGCAACCGCACACCGGAAACGAACGCCTACATCTTTGAGGTGTATACCCGAACCGCACAGGTGCTGGCTGATTCAATTGCGGAAGCGCAGTTTGAAACCATCGACAGTCCACTGACGCCTGCGAACGTGAAGGATGTTATCAGTGCCATCAGGGCAAAACTGGATTCACTGGTTACTGCCGGGAAACTGATTGGCGCGGAGTGCTGGTATGACGTGGTGGATAACAGCACCACGGATTTACGTCAGGGGCGTGTGCGTATTCGCTACAAATATACGCCTGTTCCCCCGCTGGAAGACATGGAGCTTTACCAGACGTTTACTGATGAATACTTTGAACCCGCATTTGCGGTGCTGGGAGGTGCCTGATGGCTGTGCCAAAACATCTTCGCTTTTTTACGCTGTTTGTGGATGGTGAAAACGAAGTGGGTAAGGTGACGTCCGTCACTCTGCCTAAGCTGACGCGCAAAACCGACAGCTACCGGGGTGGCGGCATGATGGGTGCGGTAAGTATTGATCTCGGTCTGGACGACTCCGCGCTTGATGCGAGCTTTGTCATGGGGGGCGCAGTTCGTGAGCTGTTCCTTAAGTATGGCGGCACGATTGACGGCACGCTGCTGCGTTTTGCGGGTGAATACTACACCGATGCAGAAAGCGACCTGTATGAAGTCGAAATGCGCGGACGTGTGACGGAAATTGATATGGGGGAAGCCAAACAGGGCGAAGCCACATCACACACTTACGCCATTAAAAACACCTACTACAAGCTGAGTGTTAACGATCGCCCGTTGTGGGAGATTGACCTGCTGAACTTCATCTACCGGAAGGACGGCAAGGACATTGTGCCTGACCGTATCCGTTCCGCGCTTGGGCTTGGCTGATAAGTAATATGCAGGCGGCGCAGTGCGTCGCCTCTGACTGAAAGGAGTTTCCTGATGAAAGAGACGAAAAACATCGATACCGAAAACACGGTAGTTACTGACACTGTGAAAGAAACCAGTGAGCGTGGCGTAAAACTTACCCAACCAATTGAGCGAGGCGGCGAAAAAATCACGTATGTGGAGATCACCGGGGCTATTGAGCAGGCTGGATCTCTGCGAGATTTGTCGCTGTCTGATGTGCTGAATCTGAAAGCGGAATCCATGTTTACGCTGCTGTCACGCGTGACATCACCGCGACTGGATGAAGTGACGATCAAAAAAATGGCATCCCGTGACTTTATTCAGTTATGTGTGGTTGCCGTAAATTTTTTGAGCGGTGCGGACTCTGGCGGGAAGAACGAACAGGCGACGGAAGCCTGATCACGGTTGTGTGCTTTGAGCACATAGAAGACTTTGTGGCGGATATTGCCGCCATTTTTAACTGGTCGCCCGCCGAAATCTTCATGATGACGCCCGGCGAAGTGGTTAGCTGGCGTGAGCGGGCGGCACTTCGCAGCGGGAATGCAGACAATGAAGACTCTTGATATCCGGGTCGCTTTCAGCGCCGTTGACAGGCTGACCCGGCCTGCCGAAAACGCCCGCCGCCTGATGGGGCAGTTTGGTGACTCCATCCAGCGAACGCAGGGGGCGATCAAAAATCTCGAGCGTCAGGCGCGTTCATTTGAGCGCGCCCGTGACGCTGTCAGTAAAGCGGATGCTGGCATATTGAAAGCACGACGCCAGCTTAACGCCCTTAATCAGTTACAACGCACGGGTACAGTGCTCAGCGAAAAACAACAAAAGCTGATGCAGCAGTTAAGCACCCGGCTTGAACGCCTGAATGAATCGCGCACACGGGAAATTCAGAAAATGCGGGAGCTTGGCGGAGAGCTGAAACGCCACGGCATTTCCCTGACAGGCAGCGATAACACCATCCAGCAGGCCATCAGACGCACCGAACAGTACAACAACCAGCTTGAACGCGAACGGCAGGCGCTTGCGCGTGTAACGCGGGCGCGTGAGCGGTATTCGCGCGTGCAGGAAACCGCGGGAAAACTGAAAACAGGTGGTGCGCTGGCAATTGGTGCGGCAGCGGCGGGCGGCTATGCTGCCGGGCGTTTTTTGCAGCCTGCGATCGGGTTCGGGAAAGAGATGTCCCGCGTTCAGGCGCTGACGCGAATCGACCAGAACAGCCCACAGTTTAAGGCGCTGCGTGAGCAGGCGTTAAAACTTGGCTCTGAAACGCAGTTCACCGCTGGAGATGCCGCCAGTGGACAGGCATTTCTTGCAATGGCTGGCTTCACACCACAGGCCATTCAGGCTGCGCTTCCCGGTGTGCTGAGCATGGCAACGGCTGGCGGTATGGATCTCGGTGAGACGGCGGATATTGGCTCAAACATCCTGACGCAGTTCGGCCTTTCTGCCGACCAGATGGACCGGGTCGGTGACACGCTCACCGCAGCGTTTACCCGTACCAACACTGACCTTCGCGCACTGGGCGAAACCATGAAATATGCAGGTCCGGTGGCGGGCAAGCTGGGAATATCGCTGGAGCAGGCCGCAGCGATGGCGGGCGTGCTGGCGAATATGGGTATCAGGGGAAGTGATGCCGGGACGGCAATGCGTGCCAGCCTGGCTCGTCTGGCATCACCGCCAAAGGCGGCAGCAGAGGCGCTGAAAGAGCTTGGTGTGGCAGTCTCTGACGCGAACGGCAAAATGCGCCCGATGGAGGATGTGCTGGCCGACCTTTATAAAGCCACCCGCAAATACGGGGAAGTTGACCGGGTATCGTTCTTTAAGGACATTGCCGGAGAAGAGGCTTTCACATCGTTTATGGCGCTCGTTGATGCAGCGGGTGACGGTTCCTTACCTAAACTGAGAAAAGAACTTGAAGGCGCGCGCGGTGAGGCTGAACGCACAGCAAAGGTTATGGCCAACAACCTTGACGGCGATCTGAAATCACTCGGCAGTGCATGGGAAGGGTTGCGCATCCGCATTGCAGATCTGATTGACGGTCCGCTGCGTTCTGTCACGCAGTGGCTCACACGGGTGGTATCAAGGGTGACGGCGCTGGCGCAGGCCCATCCGACACTGACGCGCCAGCTACTGATAGCAGGCGGTGCGTTGCTGGCAATGACTGCAACGGTTGGCTCGTTGTCGCTGGCTATTGGTGTGCTTGCTGGCCCGCTGGCAAAACTGCGTCTTGGTTTTTCTCTCCTGACCGGATCAATGAATGCTGTCAGGGTCCTGCCAGCACTATGGGGAATGGTGACGGGTTCCGTTTCTTTGCTGGGAGGTGCTATCGGGGCGCTGTTCAGTCCGGTTGGTCTTATCGTGGCTGCGCTTGCCGGAGCTGCCGTTCTTATCTGGAAATACTGGGATCCCATCAGGGCATTTTTTGCCGGGGTGTTCAGCGGGATTATGGAAAGGCTGATCCCGTTGCGCGAAACCTTTGAACAGTTTGGTCCTGTTTTTGACGCAATCGGAAGCGGGATCAGCCAGGTGTTTAACTGGTTTAAATCGCTGCTGTCACCGATGGAGTCCAGCAAGGAAACGCTGGATAAATGTACCAGTGCTGGCGAGATATTCGGTAACGTTCTTGGTGGCGCGTTACAGCTTGTTCTGACGCCTGCAAAAATGTTGCTGGATACGCTGGCGTGGATACTTGAAAAACTCGGTGTTCTTCCGGATGAAGCGGAAAGGGCGAGAAAGAAAATCGAAGACGCACAGCGTGCGGCCATTCTTCAGGACAAGGTTGCCTTGCTTCAGGGGGACCTGGCGAAAATCAATCCGCCGAAGCCTGTGGAAAATGGCAATGGCACCGGAGGTGATAAACCCAAAGACAACAAACCGCTCACAGACAGCAATACCGGTACACTACGCAGACTCAGCAAAATTGCTGATAACACAGGTAAGCTGGTTGATGAGACGAAAAAACGCATTGGCCCCGGCGATATTGTCTTTAAGAACCTGCCCCGCGCACTTGCTGTTCGTGGGGAGTGGCAGGAGCGGAAGATTGCGCAGGTCAGTAAGCCTGCCCCCGCAATTAATATCACACCCGTGGTCCCGGCTCCGCTGCCTCCGGCGCTGGTCCCTGTTGTTGCGGCCAGCTCCCGCCCGGTGGCGGAGGCTATACGATCTCCAGTGGCATCAGTTCCTGTAACTTCCCGTAACCGGGAGCCTGTTGCCTCCGGATTTGGTGGTGAAATTCATGTTCATCTGCATAACGTTGTTACGCAGAATCCCCGCGAACTGGCGAAACTGGTCGGTGAAATGGTCAGGGCAGAAATGGAACGGCGCGCCCGTGCCGGGCGTGGCAGTTTTTACGATAAAGATTGAGGAGTCATGGCCATGATGATGATCTACGGCATGTTTGTTTTTGAGCTGCGCACGCTGCCGCATCAGCAGTTACAGCAAAACAAAAGCTGGCGGCATGTGAAAAATGAACGCGTTAACCGTTCAGCAAGCTGGCAGTATATCGGTGCAGGTGATGATCGCATCGTTCTTTCTGGTGTGCTTTATCCTGAAATTACAGGTGGCGAAGTGTCGCTGTCGCTGCTGACCACGCAGGCGTATACAGGACGACCCTGGCCTTTGATTGATGGCGTCGGGCAGATTTACGGCATGTATGTCCTGACCGGAACGAATACGACCCGTTCCGAGTTTGATCGCTACGGTAAGGCGAAAAAGATAGAATTTTCACTGACCCTTGAACGCTGTGATGAGGATTTGCGGGAGCGCCTGCAATCCTCATCGTTCAGTGATATGCTGTCCGGCTTCAAAGATAAGGTCACATCATCCCTTAACAGCGCGGCCAGCTCCGTTAAAGGGCTGTTTTGATTAACGCAAAACCGCTAATGGTCAGATTAGCGGTTTTCATTTTCCTGAGTCTGCCTGGTTGTTTCTTCAGCCTGTATATCGCCTACAGGGTGATAACGATAAATCGTCGATATGCCGATGCCGTAAATGATCGCCAGTTGTTTCCTGTCATGACCGTTTTTGATCAGCCTTGCTATTTGCTCATGCTGTTCTTTTGTCAGCTTCGGGCGACGTCCGCCTGTGCGCCCCCGTGCGCGCGCTGCCGCCAGTCCGGCCAGTGTACGTTCAACAATTAATTCACGTTCCATTTCAGCCAGGGCACCCATCACGTGGAAGAAAAAACGCCCCATTGGAGAAGATGTATCTATGCTGTCGGTCAGACTGCGAAAATTAATCCCTCGCTCCCGTAGTTCTCCGACGAGAGAAATCAGATGTTTCATGCTTCGCCCAAGGCGATCCAGTTTCCAGACAACCAGCGTGTCACCTTTTTGAAGCCGCTTTAAAGCGCGTTTTAATCCCGGTCGGTCTGTCTTTGTCCCGCTTAATTTATCTTCAAATATTTGTTCACATCCTGCACAAACAAGAGCGTTTCGTTGCAGGTCTGTATTCTGGTCATTTGTTGATACCCTTACATAACCAATCAGCAC